CCAGGTAAATCAATGTTTCCTGTACCATCGAATGATACACCACCAATGTTTCTTGCAGTCTCAAGTGCTGTAGCAGTAGCTGCGTTTCCTGTGCAAGAACCTGATGATCCACTTGTATTACCTGTAACATTACCAGTTATGTTTCCTGAAAATGTGCCTGATAGTACATCTGTGTTTGAATTAAATGTAAGTCCACTTGCAGTCTTTGGTCCTAAATCGCCTGTTGCTGCTGTAACAAACAATGGAAAACAAGTCGTATCAGTCGATTCATCTGCTACTGTGATCGTTGTAGGCACAAAACTTGTAGATGCTTTCCCATCTAGCTGTGTTTGTATACCTGATGTTACACCATCTAAATATCCAATCTCTGTAGATGTTACTGCTGATACTGATACATCGCCACTACCATCTGAAACCAATGCTCTTGATGCAGTCAAATCTGCCATCTTAGAAAAAGCTATAGCTGCACTTGCATTGACATCATCGTTTACGATGACACCACTCCCTATAGATGCTACACCTGTAACATTGCCTGTGCCATCAAATGATGCTGAAGTCCAAGTAACATCGCCTGTCATACCTATGGTACGACCTGTAGCTAAAGCTGTAGCACTCGCAGCAAGAGTTGCAGCAGATGCTGTGCCAGTCAAATCTCCTGTAACATTACCTGTAAGATTTCCTACAAAACCACTACTAGCAGTTATAGTGCTTGATGATGTTAGCTTTGTTGCTGTTACATCAGGCATATTTGCTGCAATGTTTGCTAATGTTACTGAAAAGTTATCGCTTGATTGTACGATAGGAAATAACGCACTACTTGATGGTGTCGTGGTAGTTGCTAATTCTGAAATCTTTTTAGTTGCCATCTATTGTACTGTCCAAGTTGTTGAAGGATCTGTTGTATCTTGATAATCAAGTTCTGATATATCTGTCAAATCCTCTTGTTGTATTAATTCGTTATCTTCTGTAGCTAATAAGAACAAGTTATCTTCAGTTTCTATATAACCTCTAGCTGTCTCAGGTACAGTTGTCCATGTGCTAGAACTTGTTGTCTGTACTGTCCATGTGGTCATTAATATAACCCATAGTCAATTCTTGTTGTAGGTGCTACACCAGAGTGTCTGTCTCTTTCGTTAGAACTAATTATATCATTTTTTGTTCTGTCATAATATGCAGACCATACTTGTATTCTCTTATCGTTTTGCAGATAAGGTTCTGCTTCTACCAATGCACCATATAGGTAAGCATCAGGATGATGAGTAAGCATATCGTTAGTTGTGTTTGAATCTGATAAAGCTGTAAAGTGTTTGAAATAAAGTATTTCTATTTGATATGCACTATCAGGTATCGGTCTTAGTTGTATGTTATTGCCAATAATAGAAAATGCTTTTGGTTTGCCTGTTGCACTACCTGCATATATCCTGTCCATTTGTTCAGGTGTTAGATATTCCAAAGGTGTTTTTGGGTCTGTATTTAGTTGTATGTTACGCATAGCAACATAATTATCAGGAAGACTGTAAAATTCAGAGTCTGCTACTGTACTTGCAGTAACTCTTGTTTCCATTCTTCTTATTTTAAAATCTCTTTTGTGTCTCGTTTCAGCTAGTGCTATAAAATCAGGTATAGAATCAGTTAGGTCTGATCTATTTAACCAGTCTGCTATAGCTGCTTTGAGTTCTGAATAATTTGATATTGCCATTATATTCGCCTATTTGTTGTCTTTAGATACCTGTACTCAGGACTGTTTAATAATTTTCTTACACCCTCTTTGTGGTCTTTGTTAAATAGATCAACCCCATATGTCCTTTTCCATTCATAGACTACAGTCATCGGTATACGAGCAGAGAGTCTAAACTCATCTGCTCTGTGATGATCTTCTTGTTGTAGTTTCTTGTTTGAGTCTATAAGGGGTTGTATATCCTCGATGTGTTCTATAGCGAACTCTCCTGTCGGATTATGATAGTGAAAGATTTGGTTTTTACCTATCTTTCTGCTCATTCGCTTAACTCATCTATGTATAAGTTTGCTGTTGAACTTGCAACTATAGCAGCAACTTTCATACCACCATCAATTTTGAATATTTCTGGGTCGTATGCACCTAGTATAGTCGAGCTAGTAGTCGCTGTTGGGTTAGCCCCAAAAGCAATAAAAACACCATCGGTGTCAGCTACTACTCTTACATACTCTGTGTTTGCATTTGTCGCTGCTGTTTGTTGAGAGCCAGTATTGACAGTCCTTTTGATTGTGTTTGTTACTCTCATTTTTGACATCTTTATCTCCTAATTACAAATGTAACTAATAGTTTTTTAGCACCTGTAGAACCACCATCGGTAATCATTTCGATAGTGCCATCTTCTTCAACTCTGTTAAGTGCTGTTGGCTCTGCTGAATCAACATCACCTGCTGCTGAACCTGAGTGTGCTACTGTTATGCCACCACCTGTTACAGCAGTACCACCAATCTCGAAAGAAATAGCAGCATTACCACCACTTATAGCTCCTTGTAGTGAAGTAATAATTTTAATTATTCTGCCACCATCGGGAACTGCTACAAATGTACTAGATGCAGTAGATACATCTTCTATCTCTGCTGTTAAAAAATAATCGTTTAATGTTCTCATTAAAGTCTCCTTGTATTAATAACCCTCGTTCCGAAGCGATACGTTCTTCAAGGTCATTATTAATTTGTATCTAAGTGGGGCAGGAAAACAATATGAGAAAAACCTGCCCCTTCATGAGAAAGTTACATGAAAATATTTTTTATGAAGTTGTCAAGTCAGCAAGAGTAGCTGAAGATGCTTCGTTTTTAGCGACTAATGTCCACTCAGCGAGTAGTAGTCTTTTCTCAGCATCACCAGTTTTTGCTAGTTCTTGTGTTTGGAAAGGTCTCAAGAAACCTGTCGCAAACATTTCTGTATCAACGATCAACGCACTTCTACCAGAAGAACGAAGGAATCTATCAGCAACAACTCTAACTTCACCGAAGTCAGAAACATAAACATCAATAGTAGCCACAAGACTTCTATCTTCTGCCATGTCCATACGAGTTGAGTTACCAGTAAATCCTGATACTTTTTGTTTGTTGAATGAACCAACAAGTAGTAGGTCTGGATCACCACCATTATCAAAGCAAGATTTTAGCTCACCTTTTAATAATGCTTCAGTTAAAACCCTTTGTGTACCATCTGTTACAGTACCACTAGAGTTTCCACCACCTGAACCATACGCATTGTTAGTTACTGTCCATGATTCAAAACCTCTTGACTTACGAGCTGCACCACCATTTCCTGATCCTGCTGTTGCTGCTGTTTTGCCTGTAAGGTCTAGTTCCATGTCTCTTTTGAGTTCTTTACCTGCTTTTGCTATTTGATAAGCAAGTTCTGAATCTCTACCTGCATGATTTACTGCTTCTTGTGTTCCTGAGACCATAACAGGTTTGTATGAAATCTGTGTATAGTTGAAAACACGAGTAGTAGCAGATAATGCAGCACTTGGTGAATCATCACCTTCTATTTGAGCATTTGATGCTGCTGATGCTAGTGAGTCAGTTTGCCATTCATGTTTTGTCGCTTCAGCATTACCTGCACCGATTGAAGACATAAATGGTGTATCTGTTGGAGAGATATCATAGATTACATTTTGTAAATCTTCTCTGTTACCCACAGCATCATAAGTTTCAAATGTATTACTTAATTGTGCCATTATTACACCTATGTGTTAAAAGTTAGTATTTAGACTAAGACATAAGGGATTTGATTGCTAACGCAGCATCATCGACCCTTCCTGATCTTTTAAGTCTTGCTCTGGTTTGCTTTACCTTTTCACTATTAACTTCAGACTTGGTACTAGGTGTACCAGGTTTTTGCACTTTCGGTACAACTTTAGCTTTCTTTTGACTAATCTTAGCTTCTAAAAGAGTTTCATACATCATAGCTTTATGAAGGACATCTACAGACCTAGCATCAATAAGACTATCGACTTCCTGTTCAGTAAAACCTTTTTTAAGGGCAAAAGACTTAATGTTTTGTTTAAGTTTTGGTCCTTTTTCTGGGTCATTCCACTCAGGTAATCTTTGAGCCATTACTTCTTGCTGTCTTGCAAGTTCTTCATTCCACTTTGTTTGCATTTCTGCTTGTTGTTTCTGTGCAAGATTTTGTTGCTCCTCTGCAACTAATCTTTTGTTTTCTTGAAGTTCCCTGTACTGATCTCTTTTGAGAGCATACTCCATTGGGTCTTCTTCCTTGAGTTTGGTCCAGTCCACCGATTTGAACTCCTCTAATTTGGAATCGGCTTGTAGATTAAATTGTTCAAGTTGTGATTGGTATTGCTGTCTTTCTTGTTGAGTCGCTGCGAGTTCTTCATCCATCTTTTTGCGTTGCTCTGCCAATACTTGACTTTTTCTAGTGTAATCAGCTTGTCTACTATAACCAGACAACAACTCATCTTCGGTGACCTCAGTATCTTTACCATCTATTTTGACAGTATATGTACGAGGTTCGCTGACTTGCTCTTGTTGGTTATCATCAACCAAGTCCTCTGCTGTTAATGTTTCAACAGCTTCGTTTTCAACTGATTCGGCATTTTCCATTGCCTGTTCAGAAACTGCTTCCTGAGTTTCTGTTTCTTCTGCAATCTCATCAGGTTGTTCTTTCGAAGCCCTCATAGATTCAAGAAGTGCTTTCTGTGCTGATTCAACATCAGTCACAGGAAT